CTATGGCTCTGCCCAGATAGGCTCTGTCTATGGCTCTGCCCAGATAGGCTCTGTCTCTGGCTCTGCCCAGATACGCTCTGTCTCTGGCTCTGCCCAGATAGGCTCTGTCTATGGCTCTGCCCAGATACGCTCTGTCTATGGCTCTGCCCAGATAGGCTCTGTCTATGGCTCTGCCCAGATAGGCTCTGTCTCTGGCTCTGCCCAGATACGCTCTGTCTCTGGCTCTGCCCAGATAGGCTCTGTCTATGGCTCTGCCCAGATAGGCTATGTCTCTGGCTCTGCCCAGATAACAAGAGTAGAGTCTAAAGATGTAAAAATTAAAAACTGCTCTGACAATAGCATTATTATCTTATATGCTGACTCCCAAATCCTTAAAAAATCCAAATCAGTTCAAATCATAAAAGCTAAATACTACCAAGAAGAAAATTTTACTATTAAGAAATTTATAGATAGGTATGCCCCCCAAGAAGAAGGAAACTCTGTAATCCTCTATAAAACCGTCAAAGATGATTACACCGATTTTTATAGTGGAAAGATAAAATATGAAATAGGCAGAACCGTAACTGCCCCCGATTGGGAAGAAGATTATACAGGTGAGTGCGGAAAAGGTTTACACCTCTGCCCTCAACCTTTTATGAGCTTACAATTCAATCAAGGGAAAATCCTTAAATGCCGAGTGAAAAAGTCAGATATAAGAACAGTAAAAAGCCCAATGTATCCGACTAAAGTAAGATGTAGGAAGGTAGAAGTATTAGAGGAAGTAAAAAGTTTTATAGTGTAAAGGGGTTGGTATAAAGGGAGTGAGTAGATGGTTAACCCTGCTCTAGGCTATAGCCCCATAGGTAATGCGTTATCTATGGTTATTCATCCCTATAGCCTAACAGGGCATAACGGAGAGGTAGAGGATGACTAAATTTTTAATAATAGCTGGTATGTGGTGTATAACTGATGGCTGGTTCTCTATGTCCTTGTATTGGGGCAAGAAAGCAGGTGATAGACAACAGACCTTTTGGCAAGACCACTATATACGAGTAATACGGATAATAATTGGGGTAATTTTGGTATGGATAGCTTAAAACCTTATTTTGAAACTAAATTGGGGAAATTATATTGTGGGGATTGTTTGGAAGTGATGAAGGCAATACCGGATAAGACTAATATACAATTTTACTTGACATATGTATCATTACTTGCTATAATAGGTAAAAATGGAGGTTATTATGGCAAGAGATAAAGAACGATTAAATCAATGGAATAGAGAGTATTACCACAAAAGAAAACTTGACCCAGTTTATAAAGAAAAAAGGAGATTATCGGCATTAAAATATTATCACAATCATAAAGAGCAATATGCAAAAAATCAGAGAGAATATTTCTTAAATAATAAAGAGAAGTATAGAAAATACCGTAGAGAATATAGATATACAAATCCTGTTGGTATTTATTCTACCATTAAAGATGGATTAAATAATAAAAAACTTCCTCGTAAGACAATGCTTAAAATATCAAAAGAAGATTTTGTTAAGTGGTATAATTCCCAAGAAAAAATATGTTTATATTGCAAAAGAACATTTGAAGAAACTCAATCGGATATTTTGAATCGTAAAGTGCATAGATTAACGATTGACAGGATAGATAATGCAAGGGGATATGAAAATGGCAATCTTGCTCTTGCTTGTTTGCGTTGTAATGCGATTAAAAACAATTACTTTACAAAAGATGAAATGCTTAAAATTGGAGGGATTATCCGTGCCAAAAACCCTTGATGATTTTCCTAAACACGAATATAAGGGGGGAGTTATCTATCAAGGAGATTGTCTTGAGATAATGCCATTATTAAAATCGCAGTCCATAGACTTAGTCTTGACTGACCCACCGTATGGGATAAACTTTAAGTCTGCCTGGCAGACTTACCAAAAACATATAGAAAATGATAATTTTGATGATTGGCTAAAGCTTTTACCAAAAATGTTATCAGAATTTAAAAGAGTGCTAACAGATGTTGGTTGTTGTTGTTGTTGTTGTGGTGGTGGTAAAACTCCTGTAACGGCAATTTTTACAATAGAAACGATTAAACATTTTAATTTAATACAAACTTTAGTATGGCGTAAATTCATTGGTTTGGGTTGGCGGTATAGACCATCTTATGAAAATATTGTGATTTTATCAAAATCAAAAGATAATTATTCTTTCTATGACGAAAGCAAAAAATGTTCAAATGTTATAGAGGGAATTAACCAAAAAATACCTACTGCTAAATCTGATTATAAATCCCAAGACCACCCAACCCAAAAACCCATAAAACTCTGGATGCATTTATTAAAAATACATAGCAAAGAAAATGATTTGGTTTTAGACCCATTTATTGGTGGGGGTAGTTTAGCCGTAGCTTGTGAAAAACTAGGGCGAAAGTGGATAGGTATAGAAATATCTGAGAAGTATTGCGAGGTAGCGGCTAAAAGAATAAAGGCGGAAGCTGACCAAATGAAATTATTTATATAATGGCTCAATTACTAGGGAGGTAGGGGATGAAGAATTGTATCTTATGCGGAAACCAAGAAATGCTTAAAGCTAAAGAGAATGAAGAAAAAACTTTATTTAGTGAGGTGAAAAAATGAAGTTAAAAGATATTAAGGGGTTTCCGAAGGAAAAAAGACTAAAAACTGATTTTGTTTCTGGTGGTATAGATATTGGGGCAACAGAAAATTCAGGCTATAATCAAGCCCTCCAAGAAATAGGCAACCTAGAAATCTCTTTGGATGTGGGGAAGGTATATAAAATAGTCAAAGAATATATTGACAATGATGATAGTGGCTTTCATCACAATATAGCCGAATATGCATTAGAGGATTTAGCTCAATCCCTAGCCGATAGGTTCGGGGAGATAATAGATGTTAAGTGATAAATTTATAATCTTTCTTCTAGTTATGTATATGATAATTATGATTGTTTGTTTATGCGAAAGAAATTGGGCAAGGGCTTTGTATTGGCTTGGGGCAAGTATTTTACAAGTGAGTATTTTATGGGGGATGAGATGAAGAAATATCAGATTATTCTTGCTGATCCGCCGTGGAGCTATGCTGATCAAGGTTGTCAAGGAACTATGGCTAATCACTATAAGGGAATGAAAATTGAGGAGGATAGTAACTGCTAACATAATCACGCCAAAACCGTATAAAAGCGATTAAATTAGCTTGACTTTTTAGACTAAAAATGGTAAATTGGAGGCATGGAAATGAAGATAACGAAAGTAACAAAAACATACTTTGAAACCGAGGGAGAGCGGGTTTATTTCTTCGAGCCGTTAGATGAGGAGATGACTGTTTCTGAACTGCAAGAGCTGATGAATGAGAACGAAAAATTTTTGCTTGGGGAGATACAGAAAATGAAAAAGGAGAAAATCACGGAGCCCTCCGTGATTGACAAGAAAGGAGAATAATATGAAAGAAAATGGCGGTCCAGCATTTCCTCAAAATGATGCTTGTGTCAATCGAATAAATAATCTTGATGGAATGAGTTTAAGAGATTATTTTGCAGCTCAAGCATTAGTCGCATTGATAGGAATAAATGATGAAGATGCAAGAAATACAGCTATTACTTCACACGCAGCCTATTGCTATGCTGACGAAATGTTAAAAAGGAGAATCGAATAATGAATAAGACGCAATTCGGAAAGGAGTAAAAATGGATAAAAAATGTCCTATACACAATGACACAAGGTGTTATTGCGACGAGAGAAAAGACTTTTTTGGGAAAACAATATATTGTCAAGATTGCCCTGAAATTGAGGCGGAATACTTGTGGAAAGATGGAAAAGATTTTATTCCTATATGCCAGTCGTGTGCGGAACGGTGGTCTTTGGAAGAACGCATTGACAACAACGAAGTCATAGAGATTGAAAACTTAGAAGATGATGAACTTGACGAGTTTAAAGAGAAGTTTGGAAAATGATTCTAAAAGTAACTGAAGCAAGTAAATACATCGGCGTATCAATCAATACACTAAAGACACTCGCCAATAACGGCAAGATAAAAGCCTTCAAGACCGAAGGCGGTCACAGGCGTTTCAGGATTGAGGACTTAGATTTGTTCTCTGGAAAGGTAACTGAGAAGAAAGAAAAAGTCACCGTTGTTTACGCCAGATGTTCTACTGCAAAACAAAAAGAAAATCTCGAACGCCAGAAAGACAGGTTGATGAAATATTCAGAAACTCAAGGTTATAAGTATATTGTAATTGATGAAATAGCCAGCGGTATAAATGAAAAGCGGAAGGGATTACACAAGCTAATCAATCTTGTTTTTGAAGGTAAAGTTGAGAGAGTTTTAATTGAATACAAGGACAGGCTCGCTCGCTTTGGTTACGAATATCTTGATTCTATTTTCCGTAATCTTGGGGTTAAGGTTGAGGTTATTGACACCAAAGAACGAAAATATGAAGAAGAATTAGCAGAGGATATTATGAAGATTTTGACCTGTTATTCAGCCAGATATTACGGTGCAAGGGGCGGTAGAAAGAAGAAAATTGAGGTTGTCGAATCTAATGCAATATAAAAAGGAGGTTCAAGGGGAGCTTGTGGAGGAACACGCAGAAGAGACGGCAGTGGAGGTGGTCAAGGAAACAGAGGAACTAAAAAACAACCTAAGAAATAAAAAAACCCTGCTCGCCAAAAGCAGGGTCTAATAATACTATCTCTTGTGTCCGCAGAATAATTATAACACAAGGGGTAGGAGTGTCAAGAGAATATAAAGACGAATACAAGTCTCACGATTGTTTTGAGAATAATCTTTCTGTCTTTACCCCTACCGGTTGGCCCAGACAAAGGATAGACTTCCCGGAATTATCTGATTTAGAAACTATTTCTTATGTGATGTGCGGAATGTGCAAGTGGAGTTCTTACCGGCTGGCCAAGCAACTTAAGGCTCATAAATATACCATAGAAAATGCTTTAGAACAAGCCATTAAAAAGAGAAAACCCAAAACATAGATTATCCCACCCCCCTTATTGAATTTTCTTTACCTATCAACGATTTTTTGATTTTTTTTGCCTTCGAGTGTCCCAATCTCCATTAGTGAAGGGCATATTAATAGGTGGCAACCGCCGGCGAACACCTGCCCTAATATATGCAAAAGAGAATTTGTCTTAAATGCGGTTATATATTCTATTCTAAAGGAATACATAATCGCATTTGTAGCGGATGCAAATCTAAATTAGCAGGATTATTTCGTTGGTGTTATGAATACCCTTTTGAAAAAGGGCGTAAAAAAGTCGTAAGGCAATAAAGATGTTAGATATAGTTAAAAAAGACATAATAAATTGGAGAACAGAAAAACGTAAAATAGAAGAATTGAATCCAGCTGAATATAATCCTCGACAATGGCCAGAAAAAGAAACAAAAGACTTAGAAATTTCATTAGATAAATTTAATTTAGCAGATCCATTGGTTATTAATTTAAATAATACAATAATTGGTGGACATTTTAGATTTAATATCTTAAAGCAAAAAGGGATAAGTGAAATTGATGTTCGAGTTCCGTCAAGACAACTTTCCCAAGAAGAAGAAAGAGAACTTAATTTACGTCTTAATAAAAATTTAGGTTCATGGGACTTTGACGCTTTGGCTAACTTTGATGAGGACTTACTGAAAGATGTTGGATTTGATAGTAAGGAATTAGATAAGATATTCGAACTTGATATAGAAGAAAAAGATAATGTAATCCCAGAAATTAATGAAGAATGCAATATAAAAGAAGGCGATTTATTTCAAATGGGAGAGCATCGTTTGCTTTGTGGAAGTTCAATAGATAAAGCAAATATAAAAAAGATTATGCAAGGAGAAAAAGCAACTGCTTGTATTACTGATCCGCCTTATTCGGTTAATTATAAAAGTCGAAAAGAAGAAATATCAGAAACTCTTGCAAGTTATCAAGATCCTAACGATGCAAAAGAATTGCTTTATGGATTTATGAGCATTATGCCTTCAGATATTTTAATAATGACTTATGCGGATAAACAATTACATCCCTATGTTTTAACTTGCGAACAATTAGGTTTTGAAACAATAGATTTACTTATTTGGGAAAAGCAGAATTTTTGTTTTTGGCCGGGTGCAAGATATCAACAGCAACATGAGTTGATTTTTATTGCTCGACATCGGGGGGGGGCAATTATAAACAATGTTCCCAGTAATCAAAGCACTATATTTCAAATAGATAGAAAGATGAAAAATGATATACATCCAACACAAAGGCCTTTAGAACTTTTTGAAAAGTTAATTATTTATCATACAAATAGAGGAGATATTGTCTATGAGCCTTTTGGGGGAAGCGGAACCACTCTAATAGCTTGCGAGAAATTAAATCGTAAATGTAGAGCAATAGAGATTTCTCCTCAGTTTTGCCAAGTTATCATCAAGCGTTGGGAAGATTATACAGATAAAAAAGCGCAAAAATTAAACTAATAAAACGTGTATAAAAAAAGCAGAAAAATCAAGATAGTTATTAGCAATTTAAAAGAAGGTAGATTATTAAACCACGCCATAGAATCGGCAGGAATGAGCAGGGCCCAATGGTGGCAATGGGAGAAGAAATTACCAAGATTAAAGGCTTTGAGAATAAGAGCTCAAGAGCTATGCGATGATAAAAGAACAAGAATGGTTGAAGATGCCTTCTTAAAGACAATGATAAAAGGCAAAGCTTCGCCAGCTTCTTATATCTTTTATCTTTGTAATAGAGCATCTGATAGATGGAAAAATGATTATAAAATCGAGCATTCTGGCGAAATTAAGGGCGATGGAAAGATAATTATTAATATAGTTGACCTAAAAAAGGAAATTGAGAAAAAAGTAAATAACAGCAATAGAGTTAATGATTTATTATTAAATGACTAAAGAGATAAATATCGCAATAGTCCCTAAGTGTAAAGAGATTTTATTTCAAAGAGCAAGATATAAGGTTTTGCGAGGTGGTAGAGGAGCCGGCAAGTCTTATGCTGTAGCTAAATATCTTATAGTTCGCTCATTACAAGGCCAAAAAAGGATACTTTGCACCAGAGAGATACAGAACTCTATAAAGGACTCAGTATACCGGTTGTTAGTAGATTTAATTAAAGAGCTGAGTTTAGAGAATAACTTTGATATTTTAAAAGATACTATTGTAAGCTCTACTGGCAGTGAGTTTATTTTTAAAGGTCTGCACCGAAATATTAGCGAAATAAAGTCAATGGAAGGAATAGATATCTGCTGGGTGGAAGAAGCTGAAGTAGTGCCGGAAGAAAGCTGGAAGGTTTTAATACCGACTATCCGTGAAGAAGGTTCGGAAATAATTGTAACCTTTAATCCTGAAAATGAGAAATCTGCTACTTACCAGCGTTTTGTAACTAACCCACCGCCAGATTGTATATCTTGTGAAGTTAATTATTACGACAATGACGCCTTCCCGGAAGTTTTACGAAAGGAAATGGAATATGATAAACGCACCGACCCAGAGAAATATGAGCATATCTGGCTGGGCAAAGTTAAGAAATATGCCGAAGCCGTAATTTTTAAAAATAAAATTCAAGTCGAGGAGTTCGATGAGCCGGAATTTGGCACACAGTTATTTTATGGGGCAGATTGGGGGTATTCGGTAGATCCTACCTGCCTTCTACGGATGTTCGTTAAAAATAATAAGCTTTATATATCTCACGAGTTTTACGCTGTAGGAGTGGAGATAGGCGAGCTTGAAGATGCTTTTGATACTGTGCCTGATTCTCGAGAATGGAAAATAACAGCTGATTCCGCAAGGCCAGAGACTATAAGCCATTTATCAAGGTGTGGATTTAATATTGTAGGCGCTGAGAAAGGAAAAGGTTCAGTTGAGGATGGTATAGAGTTCTTACGGAGTTTTGAGGCAATAGTAATACATCCTCGCTGTAAAGGTGCTATAGACAATTTTAAAAATTATAAGTGGAAGCAGGATAAGTTAACCGGTGAAATTCTGCCGATACCAGTAGATTCATCTAATCACGCTCCTGACGCCGCAAGATATGCCTTAGAAGATTACATTAAGGCAAAAACCGGCAAAGAAGTCGCTATGGTGGCAGATTGGGATTTTATCGGGCAAAGATAAGGAGTTGATATGTTAGGAATTTTTAAACATCCGATAGAAGTGAAGGAATTGCGTAAGCAGGTATCAGAGTTGCAAAATAGCGTATCAATTTTAATAGGTGGATATGAGGAACAAAAGACAAGAGGTAATCCCTATCAGACATCGCAAGCCGCTATAAAAGCTCTTGCCGACAAATATGACGGCACTGCCCAATATGGAGTTTTGCAAATACGCAATATTATAGATATCAGAAGTGCTTTTATTATCGGGCAGGGAATTAAACTTATTTGTAACAATGAAAAAGCCAAAGAGAGAGAATTACTTTTTATCGAAGAGTTTTTAAAACATAATAATTTTGATGAAGAGATGCCACAGGATTTGGCTAAAGAGGCTGAGATAGATGGCAGAGCATTAGTAAGGCTAATTCCTAATATCGAAAAAAAGCAGATTGATATCAGATACATTTCTTATGCTTCCAATAATTATAAAGTTGAAGCCGCACCAGATGATTATCAGAAATATCTTAATGTAAAATACCGGACTAAAAGCCAAGATATAGTAAGACCGGAAGAAGAATTTATTTATAAAAAATTTGCCGGAAGAATAGATAAAGTAAACGACATAATGCCTAAAGCCGCTATGGTATTGAGGCATTGTGAGGATTTAGATAAAGCTTTATGCGATTGGCGGCAAGGTAATTACTTCTTCGCTACGCCTACGCCTTATTTTCAATGCAAAGATAAAAATGAGATAGAAAATTTATATACAAAACTTAAAGATACTAACTGGAAGGTCGGTAAGCTATTCATAGGCACTGCTGATTTTAAGATGGTGGAAATATCCGGTTCTGGTATGAACTCACTTGAAAAGGAAATAATAACATTGGCAAAGTTCATATCCGGCGCTACTGGCGTCCCAGTGCATTTCTTAGGTCTACCGGATTTAATGAGTAATAGAAGCGTTTCGACAGATTTATTTGAATTTATTAATGCTTCTACCAATAAAGAACGCCATATCTGGGAAGGATTTTATGAGGAAATGTTCGATAAAGCTATTTTAATGGCAAATAAATATTTTAAGAGGGGATTTAATACCGGCACAGTAAAGGCTTCTATACTATCAATAACCGAAAATCAGATAAGGATGCTGGCCGAAGTATGGTTACCACTATATACCGCTGGAGTTATTGATTTGGATTATATTCTTGGCAGGATACCGGATGCTGATGTTGATAAAATAAAACAATCTCAAGAAGAAAGCGCTTTGAAAATGATTGAATCGTTAAAAGAAAAAGAAAAGGAGACGATAAATGCGTAAATATATCAAAGCCGAAATTCAAAATATGTCTAAAAGCGAAGCTCTCTCGATGATACCGCAGGATACTTTGGAGCGGATAAAACGCACTGATAAAAGGCCGGAGATAAAAGTATTTGCTATTGCTCATGAGGGGACAGCTCATGCTTCGGAGTTAAGTTTTGGAATGAAGTTAAAAAAAGCTTTCAATTATGTAAAAGATATGATTATCAGGATACACGAGAAACTTCAAATCGGCACACCAATATTTAATCGCCATAAAGATACTAACGAGCATATTGGAAGGGAACAGATAGGCGAGTTAGTTGGTAAGGCAGTCAGATATGTTGGGGAAAAACTGGCTACTTTAGCGGCGATATATATCTACCCTGAGCATAGAAAATTACCATTGGATGTAGCGAGTTTTGAAGCCAATATTGAATATATACCGAAGTCTAAAGATAAGGCTGAGGTTATTGACATAGATGATATTACTGGGATAGCCCTTAGTAATTCAGCGATTGACAGACCAGCATTTGAGGGAGCTACATTATTAGGGGTAGTGCAAGCTTTTATTCAGCCTGAGAGTGAAGATGATGTTTTATTGGCAAAAATCAAAGCAATCAGGCAAAAATTACCACAGGGATTGTGGAGTAACCATAAAAGGGGGTAAAAATGGGTAAAGAACAGATTATCAATGAACTTAAGGAAACTATCAAAGAAGCTGGATTGACTGTAATCGATATTTTTTCTGAAAGTGATATTAAATCTACCGATGTTTTTAAAAAAGAAGCCTATAACGCTCACGAACATGCCAGACGAGTAGAAAAAGTTTTAGGCGAGGAAAGAGAAAAAATCCGTGATTTAACTAAAGAGCTTGATGATAAGACTAATAAAATTAAAACCTTGAATGAAGTAGTTAGTAAAACTCAAGTTAAAACTCTTTTTGATACTGCAAAAGAAAATAGAAAATTAGACAGTAAGGAAAGTGCTTTTATTGAAAAAAGATTAAATACCTTCAAAAGCGATAAAGAAGGCGATGAATTAAAAATAGAATTTGAAAAATTTCTTGATAATCAAATAAATGATTATCTTGAAACCGCCAAGTTGTTAGGCGTGGAAATAAAGAAAGATACCAAAGACAATAAAGGAGTTGAATCCGGCGATAATAAAGGTGGAGATTTGGATTATATGGCTCCTGAAAATAACGAACTTATCCCTTAAGGATAATTCGGGTTTACCTGCTTTGATGACCTATAAAAAGCAGAGAATAGAATAGGTTGGATGATATTAACAATTTTTAAAGGAGGATAAAATGGGAGAAACCAATTTAAAATTAAGAAGTAATATTTTTGCTTCAATGGAAGTTACCACTCCTACTGCTGGATATACCGCAGGCCAAATGCTTAAAATTGAGGATACTGTAGGAGTAATCGCCGAGACTAAAACAGTTGGGGAAACTGCGGTTCTGATTTACAAGTGCGAAAAGATAGTTGTTCCTAAAGTAGCAGGAACGGGTATTGTTTTTGCTGCTGGAGATAAAGTTTATTTTAAAGCAGCAGATGCAGCGGTAACCAATGCCAGTTCTGGCAATACTCTTTGCGGCAGAGCGTTAGAAGCCGCTGATGCTTCAGATGAAGAAGTATTGATTGATTTAGCGGGCAATGTATCAGCATAAAGTCAATAATATAAAGATTTAAAGGAGGATAAGATGAAAGGCAAAATAATTAGCGATTGGAAGAAGGTAGATTTTACCAATCCTACCTCAAGGGCAAAAGTTGTCGGAGCATTACAGCACTTTATGCGGATGCCCGATAGGGATTTAACCCTTAAAAAGGCAATTCAACACTTCGCCACTAAAGGCGATTTCCCAGCAGAGATATTACAGATATTAGAGAAATTTCACGCTACACCTGATTACGATTTAGGATATGAAGAGATTTTTGACATCCGTGATTTCTCAGGAACTAACGAGTCAGGGTTTAAAATTTTAAGCGTAGAGAGCGGTTTGACATTCTCAAAAGTTCTTCCAGGCGGGAAGGCAAAGGTTTATAAAATGTCAGGCGATGTGGTTACAGTAGGCTTTGACCTTTACGGTGGAGCTTTAGGTTGGTTGAGAACTTTAATTGATGACCGTCAATATTGGACTCTTGAAGATAACGCTATAGCTTTTCGCAATAAGGCTTACTCCTCAAGGGCGGCTAATTTCTATGCTCTAATTGAGGCTGTAACCGGTAAAGATGTTTCTTGGCAAGCTGTAACTCCAGCTTCAGTAGCTGCTTCTAACGAAAATTACAATGCTATCAGGGATGTCAACACTATCAATGCCGCTTGTTTGGAAATATTAACAGCGCTGAAAGATTCTGGTATGGGCGTAAATGCCAATAGTCAATTTATAATATTGGCGCCTATAGCTCTAAAATCACGTTTAGAAAGAGCCGCTAAATTGCTTCAACTATCTTTTAACATTAGGATAATCTATACTCTTATGCTTTCCAGCAACTCTTCTTACTATGTAATTCTGCCAAAAGGAAAGATGAAGGGTGGATACAGGATGGATTTAACTATCTACGATGAGTTCGATATTTTAGCTTACTCTGATACTATGGCCGGATGGATGAGATACGGTGGAGGCATTGGAGATACTGATCAAGTAAGAAAGTGCGCTACTGCATAAGGAATAATTAGCTCTTTAGAGATTTTTCATAGTTTCCTCGGGGCAGGTATAACTTGCCTGCCCTGTTTTATTATAAGAGAAAAATATATGGGCGAAGCAATTACAATGTCAGATATATCCCCAAAAAGGGATAAACATAATAAAGTGAAATCCGGTAATTCTATTATTATGAGCGATATTCACAATAAAGGCGAAATTGACCGGATAATCAATAAATCCTATAAGACAAAATATTTATATGAATATTTTCCGTCTGGGATTTGGAAAAATAGAAGATGTTTTATAGTTGGCGGCGGCCCCTCATTAAAGGGTTTTGATTTTTCAAAGCTTAAAGGCGAACTTGTAATAGCAGTCAATAGAGCATTTGAATATGTGCCGAATGCGGCCATTATGATAGCACAGGATGCCCGGCTTTGGGGTTGGTATGAAAATGGCGAACTTGGAGAGGAAGCCCGTAATAAATTCAATAATTTTAAAGGTTATAAATCTTGGGTTAATTGCCAATCATTTCCTTATCCTGATGACATATATGTAATTAATTCGACATATGAGAGGAATTTTGACTGGGAGGATTATAACTATGCAAAAGGACTCCCTTGGTGCACTAATACCGGCCTTGATGCTTTATGCCTTGCAGTATGCCTTGGGGCCAATCCGATATATCTTCTGGGTTTCGACTGCGAGGGAAAAGATGGAAGAACTGCCAATTTTCACAGTGGGTATCCAGACTATAATGACGAAAGTATATATGTCAATAATTTCATACCTAATTTCAATGATTTTGCTCCAGCCATAAAGAAAATTACAAAGGTAATAAATCTTAATCCTAAGAGTAAGCTTAAATGTTTTGAATTTGGCGATTTTAATGACATAAAGCCTTTAAAAATTCCATTAATTACATCCTGCTATACCATTGGCACAAAATATGAGGATGAGGCAAGAAGGCTTGAAAAGTCTTTAATAAGGATGGGGCTAAGATACCATTTTGAAGGCATACCAAATACTGGGGACTGGCGCCATAATGTCCACGAAAAAGTGAAATTTATCCGCAGATGTCTTGATAAGATTAATGAAGATATTATACAAATGGATGCTGATTGTGAAGTTGTAAGATATCCTGAGTTGTTTGAACAACTCAACGGATGTGATATAGCCTGTAACATAATGCCTAAAGAGACATACTGGTTTAATAACGAGAAAAAAGAGATAACTGATTTGACTAATGTATCTGTTATCTATTTAAAAAACAGCAAAAAAGTCAAAAAAATGCTGGATGCTTGGGTAGAGTTAGATTCTACTTTGGAAGATCATATTGATGATATATCATTTGCTAAAAATCTAAAGCAATTTCCGAATATGAAAGTATTCAAATTGCCATTGTCTTATTGCCATATATACGATAGGCCGTTGGATAAAAGCGGAGAACCAGTAATAGAGTTATATCAGGCCAATAGAAGGCTTCGTAATACGGTAATGTTCAAAGAAGGCGATATTATACCTACCGAACAATCAGAGAAGAAATTGTATGAAAAACTATGGAAGGAAGGATATATCCCTTCTCAATGTGCTATGCCTTTGGCGGTATATATAAGCAAAACAGCAGATAAAAAATGGCAATTGCTTGATATAGGCTGTGGTGATGGTTCTACAGTTCAAACACTTCGCCTGATGGATTACAATTGCAAGGGTTTGGATATAACTAATGCTGGTATAAAAATAAATAACACTACACCAATAATAAATAAGCCTTTAGGCAAATGGTTCATAGAGTCAAGCATAACCAGAACAGGATTATTGGACAATATATTTGATTATACCTTTTCTACCGATGTATTGGAGCATATACCTGAAGATAAAGTAGATGATGCTATTAGCGAGATAATTAGAATAACTAAGATAAAAACCTTTCATGTTATAGCTTTATTTTCTGATATAAGAAACGGAATTGAACTGCATAAAACCATAAAACCAATCAGTTGGTGGCAGAAAAGATTTGAAGTTTTAAATAATAAGGGGATAGAAGTTTGTTTGGTGGACAGGGCAGAATTTTTAGGCAGTTATAAAATAGGGACATTTAGCACATTATGAAAAAATATCTTAAAGCAGATTTAATATATACGATATTAAGCAATAAATTTAAGGATGAACTTGATAACTATCCTACTGCACTAAGACGTGAAAAAAAATTTAAATATTACCTTGAAATGGTAAAGCCGAAAATAGCCCTTGAAATAGGCACTTGTTCAGGGATGTCGGCTGCATTGATTGCTATGTATGCCGAAAAAGTATATACGATAGATACCCAAAATTACCCGATAAGTAAGGAAATATGGGAATATCTTGGTATTTTTGAAAAGATTGTTCCCTATGTGATAGGGACAGAAGATAGGAATGGGGAAAAGGAAAAGATAGTGAAAACACTTGAATTTGATTTTGCCTATATAGATGGCGCACACCACTATGAAGCGTAAAATTTGATTTTGATTTGGTTAAGAATAAATGCAAAAAGATATTATTTGATGATTATAATTATCCTACTTCACCGGGAGTAACCAAATTTCTGCACGAGTTAAATGGTATATCTAATAAAATACTTGATGGCAAAAATTGGTTTGCTTATGTTGAATTATGAATAGTTAATAAATAATTGGAGGAAGAAATGCCTGAAGAAACTTATGGTTGGGTAACTATGGAAGAAGCGGAAACTTATATGTCGTTAAGATTGAATGCCGCAGCCTATTGGCATAGCGGTATAAGTAAAGAAGCGGCTTTAATGACAGCATATAATTATCTCGTCAATTCAGGATTATTTAGCTTCCCGGATGACGCCAGCGATAATATGAAAACTGCCCAATTTGAAACAGCTTTATTTTTACTCCAACATCTTGAGGATATGGATGCTCGTTTGGGATTGCAGGCCCAAGGGGTAAGACAGGCTGGTGTGGTGCAAGAAAGCTATGAGGTAGCGGATCTGCCTTTGCCGAATACTATTGGCAGATTGCTTACTGTTTATAAAGTTGAAAATGGTTTTAGGAGCATAGAGATAGAAAGAGATGATGATGAATAGCATAAATCTAATATGCAGGGATTGTATGCGTAATTGCAAGCAAAGTGATAAGTTAATAATATCTAAGTGTGATTTAAAGGTTACTATTAAAAATTATAAGCAAATGATAGGGGAAGAATATGCCGCAGCCAACGGAAAAGGAACTAAAAGAGAACGATAGAGATGGTTTTATAAGCAGGTGCATAAAATTTATGACCGATGAAAGACCGAACAATAGCAATGAGCAAAATGTGGCTATGTGCTATTCCCTTTGGCGTCAAGCTAAAGATAAGGAGAAAGAATAATGCCTTTTAGAGAATTATCTCCTTTAGCAAAAAAAATGTATCTTACTCAACAAGTAGATAATCTTGTCAAAATATATCGCTCAGCGCAGATAGGTCTTGCCGCACAGCTAAGAAAGATTGGGCTGGAAGATGCAGAAAGGTTCAGATTACAGCAATTATTAAAACAGGTTAATACGATAACAGCGGCATTGAATAAAGGAGCTTACCGATGGGCTAAAACTACAATCCCGCATTCCTATGAGGTCGGGATAGACTTGGCAGCCGATAGATTAAAGGCATTGGGAGTTACAAGATTTGTATCCTATGATGCCAAAATACATACGTCAGCTGTAAATGTGTTAGTTGATGAGGTAACAGCTGAGTTATTGACGGCTAATGAGAACATGAAGAAGTTTTTTACCCGTGTGATAACTCAGACACAGCAAAGATTATTAGAAGATGCTGAGATAACACGGATGATAGCCGAAGGAGTAATAAAGGGAGAGGCCAGAAGGACGGTTTCTGATGCAATACTTAAAGAACTCCGTAAACAAATGGACAATAGTCAATTTGTGGTAATAAACGGCAGGAATTACAGGCCAGATAGCTATGCTACATTGGTGGCACGGACAAGGACAAAAGAAGCCAGTACTCAGGGGACATTGAATACGGCCTTACGCTATGATGTTGACCTTGTTCAATGGGATACCCATTCAGAAATATGTGAATATTGTCAGCAGTTTTCAGGCAGGGTTTATTCTATCAGTGGAACAGATGATAACTTCCCAGCTTTAGATGAGAAACCTCCGCTGCACCCGAATTGCCGTTGTGTAATAACACCTATTACCAGAGAATCATTAGAAGACAGAGGATATTTGAATGAGGTAATTAAATTGAGCAATTCTCCGATGATAGAGGTTGATAGTTTCAGTAGATTTGAAGAGGTATTAAGTCAGCTATGATGAAGGTGTATTTTAGAGATGATGTTACAGTTAAAAGCATAACCTATGATGAGTGGGGTAGCAAGACAAGCACTGATACCGATTGCAAGGGTAGATTTATATTTGAGACTAAAATGGTTAGAAACCTGCAAGGTGAGCAAGTAGTATCTTCGGCTTATGTAATGCTGCCGATAATGAGCATAAACCATAAGGATAAAATATCATTTGAAGGCAAGGATTACTCTATTTTGGGGATAGAAAAAAAGAAAGATTTTAGCGATAGATATTTATTAATCAATTTAGTATGAAGATGGATTTTTCCGATTTTGATAAAAAGTTCAATAATATAGTAAACAATACTATACCGAAACTGACTGAGAAAGGATTGGGCGTGGCCATGTTACAAGTGCTAAATGATTGCATAAATGAAGTCCCTACAGTTCCAATAAGGGAAGGCTGGCTGAGGGGTTCAGGAAGCATATTTGTTCAGAATAAGTTGATTACTACCTCTGAGGGTATGTCGAAAGCAAAAGCCGGCAAAGCTAATAAAAGCCATTCTGAAACCTTGAAGGCCGGTGAGTTTTCAGGGGTGATTGGGTTCAATACCCCTTATGCTTCTAAGGTCCACGAGGGAGTAGATATGCATTTTAAAGAGCCATCGTCAGGAGCCAAATTCTTAGAAACAAAATTGCATCGCAATAAGGAAAGATATATGACGATAATATCAAATAGGATAAGAGATGGGAGATGATTAAAGAAATAACTACTTACTTAGAGGAAGAGCTTGCCGGATATATTATCGGAGAAAATCTGTTTGCCGGATTTGTCCCGTCAAATATAACGGGCAATTATGTTGTTTTAATTGAATCAGGAGGCTCCACCAAGCCAGATTTAAAAGATTACATAGAGAAAGCTATACAGGTTTTAGCAGTAGCTTTAGACTATCAAACAGCAAGGAATATGGCGCAAGATGTATATGATTTACTGCATGCTGGTGCAGGGATAACCCTTCCCGTAGTCGTAACGGGCAAGGAGTATTGGGTTAATACGATTGTGGCAATTTCCGCCCCTCAAAGTCTGGGGCAGGATGAGCAGGGGCGTTTTGTGATATCAACTAATTATATATTTAGAATACAAGAGGAGGTTTAGTATGAGCAGTCCAATTAAAGATTTAGGACCGTGTCAGGTGACTTTTGATGGTGTTAGTTTAGGCGAGACTTCTGGTGGAGTTATCTTTAGGCATACTGAAGAAAGCCGCCCTGTAAGGGTAGACCAGCAAGGAGTTACTAATGTTGATGAGCTGAAGGTTGGAGTTTCTTGTGAGGTGGAAGTGCCTTTAACAAGGTCAAGCTTGGCCCAATTAGCCAAAGTAATAGGTAATTCGGTATATACCGGTGGCGCTACCCTTGAGGTAGGAGTCGTAATAGGAGAAAGCCTTTTAGATAACGCTAAACAGTTAATAATTAAACCTATAATTGATAGCGAAGTATCTACTGATGAAAGCACTTGGCTTACTGTTTATAAGGCTTATCCTAAGGCTGATTTAGAAGTAACTTACGATTTTGAAAATCAAAGAGTTTACAAGGTAATTTTTAAGGCTTTTCCTGATAGCGGAAAGCTTTGGAAGATAGGAGAATAATTACCTGCGGGAGGCAGGAGTAACCTTTTAAAAAAGGAGGGCTGGATGAAGGTAAAATTAAGGGATTTGTTTGCGGCTAAAGATGTCTTTGCAAAGGTATTTAACGAGCCTATAGATATTAAACTGGCTTATAGGTTTGGCAAAATATCCAAAAAGATAAACTCAGAAATCGAGGATATTGACAAGCAAAGAATATCTCTAATAGGTAAATATGCCGATGAACAGACTGAGGATGATATCAAAAAAGGCAAACCAAAACAAGTTAAAGAAAAATTGGATAAATTTATGGAAGAGTTTAATGCCTTGCTTGATGTCGAGGAGAATATAGATATCCAGCTTATACCTTTTGGCTTATTGCTAAGCTCTGGTATTAAATTATCCACTAATGAATTGAATGCTATAAGCCAGTTTATAGAGGAGGATAAAAATGGCTAAAAAATTTAATATCGATGAGCAAACGCAGATAGCCGAACCAATAGAAATAACCCTTGAAGGTATAACTTATACTGTAGGGAAAATTACCACTGCTCTTATGAATGAAGTAGTAAACTTGGGTAAGGAAAAGGATAATTTAGAAGCTCCGATAAAGCAATTGGCTTTACTGCTTGGAGTAAAAACCAATGAGTTAAAGGACATTGACATAAGAAAGATTGGCAAAGCCTTAGAGTTCATTACTAATACCATAACGGAGAGCATAGAAAAAAACCCTACAAGGGCAGAAGCGAAGCAATAGTTGTTATCGCCTCTGCCTTTAGCGGACAATTTAGTTACAGGGAATTATTGAACTTAGATATAAGAGATTTAGCTTTCTGGTTTAGGGAAGCGCAGAAAAAATTGATAAGGGAGCAATTGAAAGCCATACAAGCCGCAAGATTGGCGGTTGCAGGGAATAACGATTACAAGATGGTAACAACCGAATTAGAAAAGCAGTTAAGGGAATTAGATTTAGGCAAGAAAAAAGTTATCAAAGAAAACTGGGAAGAACTTAAATTGATGAGGAAGAAAAAATGAGTTTTGATGCTGGAGCGATCGTAGGTCGGTTGATTTTAGACAAGAAAGGCTGGGATAGCGCCATAGAAAAAGTAAAAGCCGATAATAGCAGCCTTAAAGGAGCTATCCTTAACAATCAAAAAGCGATTACTGATTTGGGCAAGGCTATGTCCTTAACTGGGGCGGCTATGACTACAGCTTCGGTATTGATTTTAAAAGCCGCCGCTAATGAGGAAACAGTATATAAAAGGCTTGAGCAACAGTTAAAGAATGTCGGCTATGCCTATAGTGGAGTTTCGGAGAAAGTAAAAGAATTTGCCAAAGAAATGCAAAGTTTAACCGCTTACGGCGATGAGCAAGTAGCAACATTGGTTACTCAACTATTACCCTATACTGAAGATCTAAACAAGGCTATGGAAGGATCAAGAATAGCATTGGATTTAGCAGCTTCAGGGTTATTTGATGTCAATACTGCAGCTAAATATGTCGGTATGGCTATGAGCGGCAACGTTGAGATGCTCGGCAGATATATCCCAGAATTAAGGACTACTAATAACGAGATGCTTAAGTATATGTCTACTGCCGAAAAGACTGCTTATACTATGGATTTATTAAAGAGCAAATTCGGCGGTATGGCCGAACAGGAAGCAAAGACATTGAATGGGGTTATGTCGCAGTTAAAAAATTCGTTTGGTGATTTATTTGAAGCGATAGGCAGAAATCTCCTTCCTGCAATAATTTTCTTTACTGAAAAGTTAAAAGAGGTAATAAAGTTTGCTACTAATCTGGCAGAAAATAATTCTATTTTAATAACAAGTATATTCGCTCTTGCTGCCGGCATAGGCGTGTCTTTAACGGTATTGGGCCCTTTATTGATTATCCTACCTAAGATAACTACCGCCATAATAGCCTTAAACGCTCAAGGAATAATAATGTCAGCAGTATTTCTAAAATTAGCAGTAGTAATAGCTGCGGCTTATTTGGCATTATCGCATTGGACAGAAATAAAAGCTGTATTTTGGTCGGTAGCAGAAGGCATAAATCGTTCTCTGGCTTGGATAACTGATAAATTGGCAAGATTTTTCGAGCTCATTTCAAAGATACCTTTCGCCGATGAAAAATGGAAACAGATGGCAGAGAATATGCGCCAGTTTAGCAATGAGCTTTTGGAAAATGCTGAAGTATCACATTCTTTAATAATAGACAGTTTAAATGAAATAGACAGCAGAAATCAGTCAATAATGAACTCCTTAGATAAGCCTTTGTCAGATATGACTAATAAAATCCAAAATACATTAAATAATTTTCAAAAAATGTATATGGGATTTTCTACCGGTATAAATAAAGTGACTGAAAATTTAAGAGATTTTGGTCAGAGAGGAGCGCAGATAGCTCAAGACTTGGCAAGTAATATGACAAATATATTCGGTAATTTTTTTAATAATGTATTAAGAGGACAAATAACCAGCGCAAAAGAGTTGTTTGTGGAATTTGGGAATTTTGTATTAAGCATTATAAGCAGACTTATGGCCGAAATGTTAGTCCTTAAAATACTTACTGGATTGGGGATAGGTGCAGCCTCCAAAACGACTTCTTCTACAGGAGCAACGGCTTCTCCGGTAATAGCTACTGCTCAGGAAGGCGCAGAATATATTCCCTATACCGGTTTATACCAGTTGCACGGTGGAGAAAAAGTAATACCGAGATATGACTCCAATAAGGCAGAAACTCAGCAAATAACAATATATAACGCTATAACTCCTGAGGCTGTTGCTTTGGCAATGGCCAGCAAGGAAGGTGAAGGCGTTATTGTTAATGTAATAAATACCAATTCATTGCGTAATGGTGTCATACGCAGAGAGGTAACAAGGCGATGAGTGACTTTGAATTAAATAGAGAAAACTGCGAGGAAGTATTGGATTATTCCGTAGCCGTCAGCGAGTTTGAAAATGGGGTTGAGCAAAGACGGCTGAAACATAGTAATAAGATAATAGGTTTTAAAATAAAGTCTCCAATACTTACCTTTGAGCAGTTGCAGGATTATAGAGACTTTTTTATAAGTAAATATGGGATATTGAATAGTTTTACTTTTACCAGTCCATTTGACAATGAAGAATATACCGTGAGGTTCGTTCCTAACACTTTTAAGGTTAAATTTGCTGACGGAGTTTATCAGTGCGAGTTTGAATTTAAAGTAGTATATAATGAATGAAAGTTTTAGAACAGAAAAGAATAAGTCTACTAATGTCCCCATATATCTTTATACTATATATGATTACAATGGGGAAGGGGACAATCTTAACTTTGCAGAGTGGGATGAAGATATAATTTTTGATGAAGTAACCTACCATAAATTCCCTATCAAACACGATGAGATAGGCGAAAACACCCAGAACGAAACTCCTGCCATAAAAGTAAAAATATCAAATGTATCACGACTGATACAGTATTATCTTGAGGCTTATGATTGGAGAAATAAGAAGGTAAGGATAAGGCTTATCTGGCTTGATAAGTTGGATGAAGAGGACACCAAACTTGATTTTATATTTTATATTGATAGCTATACCGCTAACGAAAGCATTGCCGAATTTTTATTACTGCCGAAGATTGACGCTTTAGGCGTTATTCTGCCTAAAAGGGTATATTCAAGAAATTATTGCCAATGGCGCTTTAAAGGTGTGGAGTGTGGGTATTCCGGCGTAGAAATTGAGTGCAATAAGACAAAACAAAGGTGCAAGGAATTAAACAATTATATTAGATTCGGCGGTTTTCCGGCGATACCGGAGAAAAAGATGTATGTCTGAAATAGAGATAATCAAAAAATATCTTGGAATCCCTTATAAAAACAGAGGCAGAGATTTGTCAGGACTCGACTGCTGGGGGTTAGTCTTAATGATTTATAAGGATATAAACATAAATCTCCCTGACTTAGAAAAATACGATATTAAATGGTCTTATAAGGGTAAAAATTACATTATGGAGCGCTATACCAATGATTGGGTTAGAGTAGATAAACCACGATTGTTGGATATTATTCTTATAAAAAATAGTAAAGGTATAGTCAATCACGCCGGAGTTATGCTTGATAGCTCAAAATTTATTCACTGCCCAAAAGCCGGCGTTGTTTTAGGTGGGGCAAATGACAAATTATGGAAAGATAGAATAGAGGGATTTTTTAGAAATGATAAACTTATCTTACAGACCGATAAGATTTGAAACTAAAAACAGAAAGGATTTTGAATATCCTTATAATCGGGATATTTCCTTAAAAGAATATCTTGATAAGACTAAAGTTGATTATTCAAAATGCGATATTATTGTCAATGGTAAGGTAGAAACCAATTTTAATAAACGGCTTGATAATGAAGATGAAATAATTATAACGCCTAAAATAGAAGGGCCAGTAGGTGCAGCTCTTTGGACTTTTGCCGGGTGGTTTGGCGTTGAGACATTATTGGGAGCAATTGTTTTTTATGCTGGCATTATGGCGGCTGCATATTCTGTTTACTCGGCAATTACTACCAGAAATAGATTACCTAACTTCGGTCTTGACGGATATGGCATTGATGAGAGCTCACCTACCTATGGCTGGGAAGGGATAAGAACGATACAGGAAGTCAGCGTGCCAGTAAAAATAGTTTATGGAGAACACCGCACCGGTGGGAATATCATAAACCAATATATATCAACTGATGGCGACAAGCAGTATCTTAATTTGCTGATAGCTATCTGTGAAGGTGAAATTGAAGAAATATCCAATATAAAGATAAATGAGCTTCCGGTAAGTAATTTTGAAGGTATAGAAACTGAAACAAGGTTAGGGACTAATGACCAGAGTGTAATAGCTAATTTTGCCGATTTACACAATTTATATCCTGTTAACATAGAGCTTACTAAGGATAATTCATATATTTATACTACGATAGACAGCGATGTAGAAGGATTTGATATAAACTTCACCGCTCCCAGTGGACTTTATCAGGTAGACTCATCAAACGGCTCAATAAATTCTTGGGATATAACCTACAAAGTAGAATATAAACTGCACTCAGAGGAAGAATATACCGATTTAGGCACAACTACCATAAGCGCCAAAACAAGGACGACTTTAAGAAGGACTTTCAGTAAAAGAGGATTATCGGCAGGACAGTATGATATTAGGATAACAAGAACTTCTGACAATACTTCCCTAAGCCCGCAAAAGATAGGCGATTTGTATCTGGCAAGCATTGATGAGATTAAGACCGATGATTTAGCCTATCCTAATACTGCCTTAATAAGCATAAAAGCTCTGGCTACCGAGCAATTAAGCGGCGCTACTCCGAATATAACTTTTGTAGTAAAAGGCAAGAAAGTAAGGATACCTAAAATACTTACTGAGGAAGCCGGTGAAGAAGTCAATTGGGAAGATTACTACTGGGATGACGATGATGAGAAATGGCGGTTATTCTCTAACGATAGTGAGCTTTACTGGGATGAGGTAACTTATGTGGAAAGATGGTCGGCAAATCCTATATGGTGCTTAAGAGATTTGCAGACTAATACCAGATATGGGTTAGGAGAAAATATTGAGTCTGAAAATCTTGATGAAGCTGAACTGTTAGAAATGGCTAAATTCTGCGAGACAGAAATAGAGGATGGCGAAGGCGGATACCAGAAAAGATTTAGGCTTGATTTGGTATTGGATAGTGCCAGCAAAGCCCCAGATATAATATCCCAGATTACGGCCACTTTCAGGGCTTTTATGTTTTATTCCAATAATGGCTATTCTTTTAGGATAGATAAACAAGAACTTCCTGTCCAAATGTTCGGGATGGGGAATATAATCAAAAATCAATTCCTGCAAAACTGGAAATCAAGAAATGAAATTTATAACTTGATAGAAGCTCGGATAAATGACAGAGACAATGATTATAAAGATGATACTGTATCGGTGATGGATGAGGAGTCTTTATCTTTAGGTGAACCGATTAAAAAAAATAGTATCAGGTTATTTACCGCATATAAATCTTACGCTATTAGAGAAGCAAGATATGCCCTTTGGGCAAGCAAATATATTAATAGAACAATACAAATAAGATGTGGAATAGACGCTATAGCTTGTAAAGCTGGAGATGTAATAAATATTGCTCACGATGTTCCGCAGTGGGGATTTTCCGGCAGAATAAGGATAAATTCAACTACTACCATAATTAATTTAGACCAAACTGTAACTATTGAGCCGGCAAAGACTTATAAGCTAATGATAAGATTCTCTGATGACACAATAGAGGAAAAGACTGTTATAACTCCAGCAGGAAATTACAGCTCCTTAGAGGTCAGCGAAGCCTTTAGCAAGACACCTCAAAATTATGATATATATTCATTTGGAGAATCAAATAAAGTAATAAAGCCTTTTAGAGTGATGAATATATCAAGGGCAAACGACGGGGAATGCTCTATTTTGGCGATAGAATATAACGAGAGTGTTTACGATGATTCTGGGATAGTCCTGCCGACTAACAATTATTCTGCTCTTACTTACACTATTCCTAATATAACAGATTTAAAACTCACCGAAAGACTGGTAAAACTTTCCGATGGCACTATTGAAAATGTGATAGATGTCTGGTTTAACAGGCCTTCTTTGGTCAGCCATTATGTCCGCAGATATTACAAAGCAAAGATATATATCAGCGATAATGGCGGTGAAAGCTGGATAGAACGAGGGGAGACTACCGATACCCATTTTTCAATAATGGGCGATATTATAGATTTATTGGAATATAAAGTGGCAGTGGTAAGTGTTGGCGATATCGGCGATGAAAATCCTATATCTGCCAGTCCGCAAGCTTCAATAACTATAATAGGCAAGACTGCCCTTCCTTCTGATATAAGCAATTTCATAATCAATCAGGTAAGAGATAAGCTTTATTTTGGTTGGGTTAATGTTTCAGACATTGACTTGGATAGTTATGAGATACGCTATGGCGACAGTTGGGAGGCCGGATATGTAATAGCTTCAAGAATTAAAACTAACCGCCTGATAATACTTGATTTTAGGACGGGAGAATCGCAATCATTTTGGATTAAAGCTATAGATACTTCCGGCAATTACTCCGAGAATGCCACCGAAGCGATTATTACTATAGATTCGATACCATTTCAAAATATAGTCGAAAGTTATTCCGAGCAACATTACTGGTTGGGTGATTTGGATAATTTAGTAAAGAATTATGAAGGCAATATACTTACTGAAGATGAAAATAATTTTATAACTGAAGATAGCGAATATTTATTAACAGAAATATTTACTGGTAGCATTTCTATTGCCGAAGGAGAATTATCAGGGACTTATATTACTCCTGTAAGAGATTTAGGATATATTGCCAATTTTAAAATTGGGATAAATCCTGTAGTAGTGATAGCTGATGAGGCTACTTGGCAGGATTTTGGAGAGCAGACTTTTGCTGATATGCCGGAAACTTACAGGTTTTCAGGTGAAGAAGCCGGAGAAGCGGCCAGTTTCGAGATAAGAACTTCCGATGACAATATTACTTGGTCAGAATGGCAAACTTGGCAAGCAGGAGATTACACTTGTAGATATTTTCAGATAAGAATGACTTTAACTCGTCTTAATGTGGCCCAAGACTTGGTATGCGCTGAATTAAATTCCTATGCAGACTTACCGGATATAGACGATAAGCTTGAAGGCGAAGTTACAGTTGCCGAAGATGGCGCTGATTTAGTATTTACAAAGGAGTTTCATAAAGTATATGGAGTGCAAATAACAATAATATCGGGTGATGGAATATATTATAAAGTTAATGATTTAGATTTAATAGGGTGCAATATCAAATTGTATGATGCGGAAGGAACTGCCCAAACTGGAGATTTTTTAGCGCATATACACGGGATATAAGGAGGATTGATGAAAGAACTAATACCAAACAAATTAATAATTTCAATCAATGAAAATGGGACGGTTAAAAATACTATCTTGCATTATCAATTAAGTATCGATGGCTCGCTTGATAAAAGAAAATTTTACACTATGGCAATAGCAGGATTGGAATTAAGCAATATTATAAAAAGCAGTATTGACTATGTCAAGGAAAGAGAAGGGATAGAGGAGGTTTAAAATGGCAGATAAGAAAATAACTGAATTAACGGAACTGGAAGCTCCACAATCAACTGATGTATTGCCAATAGTAGATTTATCGGGCACTCCAATAACTAAAAAGGTAGAGGTAAGTAACTTGGTAACTAAAACTTTGGCAGGTTTGGGCAATGTCGATAATGTCCAGCAGATGCCATTGTCTTATTTAGATACTGATGGAGCGCTTGCCGCCAATTCAGATACAAAGGTGCCATCGCAGAAAGCAGTTAAAACCTATGCCGATACTAAGGTATCACAAGGCGCTTGGACAGATTATTCTGGTATCGCTACCATCACAGGTTGGACATCTTATACTACAAAAAAAATAGCTTATCAAGTATTGGGTAGTTTTCTATATCTTGTTTATGATATTCAAGGGACGAGCAATGCTACTGCCGCCTATTTTAATCTACCATTTACTGTAAGACAAACCGATGTTGTATATTTCCCAGGCTGTGCTCAGGTGATAGACAATGGAGTTAACCAAGTTAATGCTGGTTTGGTGAATATAGAGGATAGTGGCAATAGATTTAAAGTATATAAAGATATGGCGGGAGCAGCTTTTACTAATTCAGGCACAAAACGAATATCTGGCTGGGCTTTATTACCAATAGCACCGTAATAATATTAGGAGGTAAATTATGGCTTGGACACCAGAACTACCAAGAGATATAGAAAAATTAAAAGATACACCTTCACAATTAAGAGCAATGTGGGCAGAGATAGCTTTAGGAACTGACCCAGCATTGTTAATTACTAATGATAAGATTTCTCCTACCGCCGCCATAGCTGATACAAAACTCGCTCAGATAACCACTGCTGGGAAGATAAGCGGAGCAGCCTTAACTTCTTTGGCAAGTATCCCTTCAGGGGCTGGGCAAATACCTATAGCAAATATTCCTAACTTAGCAGCTTCCAAAATAACTTCAGGAACTATTGATATATCAAGATTACCCTACGGAACTACTGCCGATAAATTAGTCAAGCTTGACGGAGATGCGAAGCTTCCGGCAGTTGATGGTTCTTTATTGACGAACATTCTCCCTTCTAACCTCTCAATAGCAAGCCAATCAAGAGGAGATTTATTATATTTTAACGGAAGTATCTGGACACGATTAGCTAAAGGGACTACAGGGCAATTCCTGATTCAAGGTGCTAACGACCCTGCGTGGGGAGAGGGGGGCACAGCCGATGGCAGCGTTACTAACATAAAACTCGGTTGGTATTCTGTTGGTGCTGTTCTTTTAGCTTCAGCTGATACTGGTGGGAATACTAATTCTTCAAGTTATGTAAAAGTAAAGGAGATTCAAATTGCTCGCTATGGGACTTTAACCGTAAAATTTGACCTTCAAAGAGTAGGCGGTGATAATGGTTATGGTAGAATTTATAGAAATGGCGTAGCTGTAGGAACTGAACAAGTGGAGACTACCGGGAATTGGGTTACTAAAACTGAAAATATAGCGGGTTGGTCTCCCGGTGATTTATGCCAGTTATATGTTCATAAAACCTCCACCTCTAACCTTAACTATAGAAATTTTAGAATTTATAGTAGCGAGAAGTTTTATTATACAGAATCTGTCACTTTAGATACTTAAATGGACAAGGAATTTGAGCAAGAATTATTAGATTTAATTGATGAGAAGGCAGATATAAAACACGAGCATTCCGAGAAGGAAGTATTCGACCTCGACAGAATGAAATATCGTGCCTCTTGGATTAGAGGATTTGAATATGAGGTCAACGATGTAGTAACCTACAAAAAAGGTCTTTATATCTGCGTAGTAAAACATAAAGGGCAACTTCCGACCAATAAATCTTATTGGGATATATTGGCAGCTATCAGCGAGAAGGAAGTAAAAGTTATAGGGGTAGGCGGTTCAAGAACGACATCTATAAGTGGTATTACTGATCATTCAAAATTAAGCAATCTAAGTTATGCTTCATCCGGTCATATTGGTTTTTTGCCCGATACACATTTAACTGACTTTGACCATAGTAAGATTGCAACGGCTTTACAAGCGGAAAGCGATCCAATATATACAGCTGATAAGCCTAATATAGTATTTGATGGCGACAATATATCAAGGCTGGTAAATGATGCGGGATACCTGACCGCAGAAAGCGACCCAATATTCAGCGCAAGTCCATCCTTTGGAATAGATAGTGTAAATATATCCAATTGGAATGAGGCTTATGGATGGGGAGACCATTCTAAAGCAGGGTATATTACTGATGCCCCATCTGATAACAAGATATATGGCAGAAAAAACAACTCTTGGGTAGAGACAGGGGCAGGGAGTAATGACCATTCTCTTTTAAGCAATCTGGATTTTGAGTCCAGCGGACATATAGGGTTTCAAAAAGAATTAATATATGATGTAGCTTTGAAATGTTATCTAATTTCAAGCTAAAGGAGGTGAAATATGCCTGACTACAGAGTCCCAGTATTAGAGAATTTTGAGTGGCAGCAGCCAGTAATTGACAGATTAGCTACACCACCGGGTAGCCCATTAAAAGGCGATAGGTATTTAGTAATAGCCACAGCCAGCGGAGATTGGGCAGGACAAGAGAATAAAATAGCTTATTGCAGTAATGCAACTGGTCCTGTTTGGACGTTTACGTCTCCATCAGAAGGTATGATAATTTGGGTAAACGATGAGAATGTTTATTATCGATATGATGGTTCAAGCTGGGCTATTCTACAGACTGCTGGTCCTACTGGTCCTACCGGCCCAGCAGGTGCTACCGGTCCTCAAGGTCCAACAGGTGCAGCAGGTGCGACAGGAGCGACAGGCCCACAAGGTCCAGCTGGTCCTACAGGAGCAGCCGGTGCTACGGGTCCACAGGGTCCTACAGGTCCAACGGGTCCTGTTAACCAAACTTATGATGCAGATTATAAATGCATAATCATTAGTTTGTAGTATGAAAGTAGTTATTTGGGGATATAAATACAATGATATGAAGGAGAACTGGCATATCCAGATGAACTGGGTAGTCAAGTCCTTAGTGCAGGAAGGTATAGATGTTGTTTTACATCCTAACTTTAAATGCAAGGGACTTGACTATCTCCCCAAATATGATTTCAGAAAGGACGAATGCGATGTCTGTATTTATAATCACGCTGACATATCGCATATTATTGGCAATGTAGTAAAAGTTAAAGAGAATTGGTTCTTTAAGCCTACAGTCCCAGACGAATATCATACTACATTAGACAGATTAGGCTACGGAGCATATAGCTCTATAACTTACGAGAGGCCGGAGTTTGACGATATATCTATGGCTGAGGTAAATAATTTCTTTGAAACTAAAGTTAAGGATTGGATAAATAGCAAATCTACTAAGTGGGGTAAAAGATTTGAAAATGGAGAGCAAGAGATACCTTATGATGATTACTATCTTATATTAGGCCAGTGTGGTGGAGATGAAGTAGTAACAAGACAGGATTTTGGTTCTTATTGGACAAAGTTAGAGCAAATAACAAGAGAGCTTGCTCGGATAGATAACCGCATTATAGTAGTTAAGCTACACCCTTATACTGACGGAGAGTTTGCCAAAGATTTAAATTTCTCAATAGCCTTGAAGCAGAGGATAGAGGCAATAGACGGCAAGGTGAGAGTTTTTATAGGCAAATCTAATGTCCATAACTTTATAGAAAAAGCTCATTGTGTCTTATTGGCCAATTCCGGCGCCGGCTTTGAGGTAATGATGCACCACAAGCCGATGATAACTTGGGGCTATCCTGAATATCATTGGGTAACCTACGACTTAAGACACTTGGCCGACTTGATAAAAGCTATAAGACTTGGCTGGTTTTATAGCAAAGGGCAGGATAAATTCTTATACTGGTATATGGAGAAATATTGCTTTTATAACCAAGAGACTTGCGATAGGCGAGTAAGGGAATTATTAAATGGCTGATTATAGAGTTCCTATATTAACAAGCGCTACGGGGTTAACTCCTTCAGAGCTCATAGCTGCGGACGCAGACAGGAAACTCGTTTCTCTAGCCGTAGCCACCTATCCTTCTTTGACTGAACTATCTTATGTAAAAGGGGTAACGAGTGCAATACAGATGCAGATAGGTGGTAAAGTTCCCTATGTAGGGGCTAATGATGATGTAGATTTAGGCACTTACAACTTCACCACTACAGGCATGGTATCAGGTGGAACTCTTACAGACGGCACAGCTACATTAACGGGTGGTGATTTGACTTCTTTAACAGGTGCGGATTTTTCTTTTACTAACAGTTCTGCATTATCTATTGAAGAAATAAACTTTGATTCTGGAACTGCCTATGCCCCTTATTTAGTAGGAACACCTGTCGGATTATCAGAAGGAGTGGGCGTTAAGGGATTATTAGCTATAGTCTATGATGGCAGTAACGACCCAGCTCTTAGGTTTCTTAAACAAGATTTAACGCTTAATAAAAGTTTGTCTTATGACATAGCTAATTCAAGATTTAGTTTTGATGATGATGTTTATGCTGATGGTTTAACATTATTCAGCTCTAATTCATTCACCTTAACTCAAGACGGGGTAAACACAGTAGCCGATGTAGACGGAGGGTATTATAAACTCACCTCTCCTTACAAGATTGAATCGGGACCTTCTTTATACTTTGATTCTGCACCTTATAAATTCTACGCAGGGCATTATCAACACACAACCATAGATACCGATTATTTTACCGGAGCTAACGACCAGATAATTTTAAATATAGGAATGAATGTAGATGAACACTCCTCCGGAACGGTGAATAGTTACGGGACAGGGTGTTTAGACGGCAATCTTTCGCATAGGTTTTATTCAGATAATTCTAAATCTTATGAAAACGGGAATATAACAGTATATAACGGAGGTGTTTACGGTGTGGTTGGAGATGAGTCAGATATAAATTCCATAGGGGGGACACTATTAAAGCGTAATATGGCGTTTTATTCTGATATTTTTTTTCAAGGTAAAGAAACCGCAGGAACTCACAATGCAGAAAATTTCTTATTTTCAGGACTTATAGAAACTTCAGGGCATACAGTATCTAACGGAACAGTTACTAACGCAGTCCTTCACGCTGATAGTGATACTTTTATCGTAGAGGCAACTGATGAAACTCATACTATACTTGATAAGTCCTCTTATCCGTGGACAAAGAGAGCTGATAATTCTAAAATAGTAATGGGTGCTGGCGATGACTTTGAGGCTTACTGGGACGGAACTAACCAAGTCCTAGACCCTACTGTAGTCTCCGAAGGCGGTGTCCAGATAATCACCGACTCTAATACGAACATAACAACCGACTCACTCACGATAGATTTGAGCAGTATAGTAGAAGGATTAGCGATAACTGCTCCCATATTAGAAGGAAATGCTTACTCTAATATGCCAGAAATTTTACCTTTTCCTTACGCTGTAGGGGTCTATGATAGGCTTGCAATCTTTGATAAATCTGATACAGACGAAATAGCGATATTATTCTCTAAATTAGACCTTTCTAATTCAGGTGAAATAGGGGTTAATCTTGATGCAGGGTATTTTTATGCTAACTGGGATTGGTGTCCTTATGAAGATGACGCTTATGATTTAGGACATTCAGATTTACGCTGGCGGGATGCTTACTTTAGCGGTACAACTTATTACGGTGATTCGGGAACATATATAAATCAAGGGACAGATGGACATCTTGATTTGACGGCTGATGTGAGTATTGATTTAAATGGTGTTACAAATATCGGTGATGGCGGAACTACTAATTACGCCTCTTTTGCTTCTGACGGAGAACTTGCTTTACACGGAACGGCAAGGGTAAAAAAAGAATTTGAGATTGTTGCGGCATCTCTTTCGCCTGGTGCTTCAGGTGCAACAGAGGTTAATGTTGGAAATTATCACGCTTGGCAATTTGGCATAGGTGATGATGTGATAACCGATTTTGAAATCCCGCACGACTGGGATAGCTCTACCAATTTAGAGGTTATAATTTATTGGGCTATTAATGAAGCATACGTAACTAATTCAGGTGAAGTCCAATGGCGTGTTCAGTGGAGTGCTTGTCCTGTGGGAGAAACAGAAGCCATTAACGCACCCACGCACACAGGAACAATTGACTATGGCGACCAAGACATACCCGGAACTGCTTATTACTTAACACAAACTTCTGCAGGAGTGATTTCAAGTGCTTCATTAACAGCAGGTGATTTAATAGGACTTACCATTGATAGAGTTGCATTAGATGACGGAAGTAACCCATCAGCAGAACCGTTGATATTGCATATTGAAATACATTATACGAGCGATAAATTAGGCGAGGCTACCTAAAGGAGGTGAATATGTTAACAGAACAGGAAAAGGATACATTAAGAGAAATCATTTGTAACTACGGTATTGAAGATAAGGTATCACGATTGATAAGAAAAAGAGTTACCCCTCAAGTCTTAAAGGAATATTCTTTAAAATCTGATGAAGAAATAAGAGAAATAATATCTAAATATCAGGATTATAAATTGGATTTGTTACGTCAGCAGAAAGAAACTTTAACTAAAAGCTTGGAAGAAGTAAATACTAAATTAGGGGAATAATAAGAAGGAGGTTCGAATGGACATAAAAGAATTAAAAGCAAAGGCATATGATTTGATATCCCAGCTTGAACAGATTCAGCGTAATTTATCGGCCGTAAATCAGAAAATAGCGCAATATCAACAGAAAAAAGAAGTTAAAAAAACTAATTAGTAATATCTATGGAATACGTAGTACCAGGTAGTTTGTTAGCTCTTATAGTCGGAAGTTTAATTGCTGTTAAGGTCGAACTGGCTAAGCGGCCGACTTTCAAAGATACTAATGAACAATTTAAAGAGGTTGAGGAGAAAAAACAAGACCAGAAGATGTGCGCTCAAATACATAAATCTACCGATGAGAAGCTTGCTTGCTTACCGGAAATGAAAGACGGTATAGCAAGATTAGAGACTACACTTAAGTTTATAATAGATAACAACGGATTTAAAAAGACGGAATAATCGGTTTGTGATGAAAGTCGAAGAGAAGGTATACCAAAGAAATTACATCAAGCAAATTGCCAGACAGGTTAAGGAGATTATATCTGACACAGAAAGCTTGTATAAAAAGCAAAAACACTTATATGAAAACCTTACCCTTACGGCACAAAATCTTGATGTTGAAATAGAAGAACAAAAGAGGATAGAACAATTAAGGGGGTAAGCTGTGTTTAAGTGGGTAGTTAGTTGTTGGCAGATTATCTGTTTTCTTTGGAAGTATCTAAAGCCGATATACACCGATTTAATGCTAATTATAGATGAAGTTAGACAATTAGGTCTTGAGAATGAAGAAGCCCGTAAAAAGGTATTTCAAATTATTACTGATTGTATCCAAAAAAGAGGCTTAGAGAAAGTGCCGGATTCGGTTTTAAATTGCTCGATAGAGTTATGTTATCAATTATATCTTTGGAAAAATAAAAAGGGGGTATCAGTATGAAGACTTGGCAGAAGATTTTAGTAGTAGTAATTAGTGGTGGATTGGTTTGGGGATTATCCTATTGCGGTTCAATATGGCCAACATTTGGTTTGGTTTTTAGTTCATTCTCCGGTGGAATAGCCGCCTTATGTGGGATAGTAACTGGATTTACAGGAACTAAATAAGCGAGGTGAATATGAGCTGGGGTGGATTTTTAGACAAGTTAATGGGAAAACTCCCAATACAAGACCGGAAAGAGCGTTGGAGAAATCAGATTGAGAACTTAAAAAAAGAAAAAATAAAATTGCAAAAAGGGGTATGTGATGAAAAAAAAGCTAAACGTATTAGTGATATTGACAAGCGGATTGCTTATCTTGACCAGCTGTGTCGGAACGAAGAATAAGCCGATAACCTACTGGCATGGGACTAAGGCCGAAATAAAGGCGTTCTTGGATAACCCAAAAGCTACAAGCGAAAGGTGGGCTATTTATGCTATTGATGATTAAGAAAATAAAAAACATTTTTAAGTGGATAGCTACTATCTTTAGCATTACCATTGCCGGGATGTATGGTGGTCAGAAAAATAAAGGAACTCGCAGGTTCGGTATTCCCGGCATAGCTTTCATAACTGCCCTATTTTCTGGCCTTAAATGGCGCAGTTTGGCGTTTTTATTACTAATACCTATACTGGTTATGGGTTATGGCGAAAACAGCATTCTAATGGGGTTTTTAGGCGTAGAATGGCTTGTGAGACTGGTTTATGCCTTACTTCTATCTCTACCTTTCTTTTTATTCTCTTGGCGTAGAGGGCTAATTGCGAGCGTTTTATTGATAGGTGCTTTTCAGATCCACGCCGGAAGTCTGGGGCATATATCTTGGTTTGGAGACCTGTTGATAGAGGATATAGTAAGGTATAGCGTTTTAGGTAGTCTTATAGCTTTTAATATATTCAAGCCTTAATTATATACTTACCTTAATAGGTAGTTTCTCACCCTAATTTATTTTTAAAAAAACCCTTGACAAAGTTTTTACATTGTGGTAAATTTTAACTATGAGTAAAGAAGCACAAGCCATACTTAAAAGACTTAACACAGAATGCAATCTCTCATTAGAAGAAATAGCGGCTAAGATGAAGTATTCCTACTCGGCTGTTTATTACTGGCTACGGGGAGAAAGAAATCCTCACTATCTAGCGGTAAGTAAATTAAAACAAATATTAAACCGATATGAAAAAAGAAATAAAAAATAATTACAATACGCTCTGCCTAAGATGTAAAAACTCCTGTAAGCAGGATATAAGGAATGTAATAATCAAATGTCCTTTGTTTGAAGAAAAGAGTAAAAAGGATATTTTAATGATGACTTTGATATTTACTCTGTTATTTTCCTTATCGGCTTTCGCTCAAGAAATAGACCTAAATGCTCTGGCACAAGTGGAAAGTTCCAACAATCCTAAAGCAGTAAGCTTTCTGGGTGTGAAATACGGAAGAGGCTGGCTTCAAGTTTCTGAGGTCGCATTAGCCGACTACAATGCCTCACATTCGCACAAAATAGCCCCTGAGAGCCTTTTTGACAAGGAAACCAATATCAGGGTCGCCTCTTGGTATATAACCCGCTTAAAACGCTATCTAAGGCATTATGGGGTAGAGGTTAATTTAGAGAACCTACTCTCAGCTTATAATCTAGGAGCTAAATCGGTAGCTAACGGCAAAAGGGCAGATAGATATATTGAGAAATATTACAAAGCTTTAAAATGAATATCTACGACATCTACACAGGTAGAAAAAAGAAAATCCCTCAAACACTTGAATTAACCGTAAAGTGCGGGGGATCAGGAGAGGCTGTTAATCTAAAATCAGGGTTAATAGGAACCGCCAAGAAATCCTCGTGGGCTTGCCCCGTGGCTGAATTGGTAAAAATAAATTTAGAAAAACACTTGACAGATTCTAAATAATGTAGTATATATATAAATATGAAAATACTAAAAGCATACAAATACAGACTTTATCCTAATAAACAGCAGCAAGAATTGCTGTCGAAACATTTCGGTTGTTGCAGATATATCTATAACTATGCCTTAGCAAAAAAGATAGAACATTATACAAAGGAAAAGAAAACTCTTTCCCGATTTGAAATACAAAAAGATTTAGTTTCTCTAAAAAATGAAAAAGAAACTAAATGGCTGAAAGAAGTAAATAGCCAGTCACTCCAAGCATCGTTAGTAAACCTTGACCAAGCATATACAAGATTTTTCAGAGAAAAGAATGGATTCCCTAAATTTAAATCAAAACATAACAAACAATCATGTCAATTTCCACAAAAAAACAAAGTTGATTTTGAAAATAATAAACTTCACGTGATGAAGTTCAGAGAAGGAATAAAATGTAGATTTCATAGACAATTTGAAGGGACAATAAAAACTGTAACGGTAAACAAAACAAAAACAGATAAATACTTTGCTTCAATATTAGTTGAAGAAAACATACCAGAACCGAAAAAAGAAAAACCAGATATAAACAAAGCGATAGGAATTGACTTGGGTATAAAAGATTTTGCTGTTTGTAGTAATGATAAGTCGTTTGAGAATCCCAAGCATTTGAAAAAGTCTATATGTAAATTAAAGAAAGAACAGAAAAAATTAAGCAGGAAAAAGAAAGGAAGTAATCGAAGAAATAAACAGAGAAAAAGAGTAGCAAAGATTCATGAAAAAATAACAAATCAGAGAAATGATTTTTTGCATAAGGTTTCAAGAGAACTAATTGATGAAAACCAAATCAATACATATTGTCTTGAAACTTTGAATGTAAAAGGCATGATGAAAAATCATTGTTTAGCACAATCTATTGGAGATGTTGGGTGGAGTACTTTTATTTCTATTCTTATGTATAAAGCAGAATGGAAGGGTAAGAATATATTGAGAATAGGTAGATTTGAACCTTCTTCAAAGACTTGTAATGTATGTGGAAAAGTAAATCAAGAGTTGAAACTTTCTGATAGAAAATGGGTTTGTGAGTGTGGCGCTAAACATGATAGGGATTTTTTAGCTGCGTGTAATATAAGGGATTTTGCGTTTGACAAACAAAATTTGATAGGGCTGGACAAGTCCAAATCTAATACGCTCGTGGAGACAGATGGTTGCATCAGTCGCTGAAACGAGAAGCCATGGGGCTTGCCCCGTGGTATGTCACCAACTTTAGGAAGTTTTGATTTTCTTAGTTGTAAACAAGTTGTAAACTAAAAACCCCGCCTTAAACAAGCGGGGTTCTCTTTTATCTCTCGAAGCAAACTCTACGGTATAGTA